ATCCAACAGGTTGACAAAATAAAAGGCACTGTTGCATAAATGCAGTATGTTAATCAATTATTTTGAACAGCTACAGGCGTTGAGCAGTGGGCTAGAGATACCTCTCAAGAAAATATTTCATAAGGCAGGTATCCCTAGCTCAACATATTACCGAACAGTTAAAGGTGATACTCAACTATCTTACGATACATCAATCAAGATAGCTAACATGATTGAGACAATTAGAACTGGTAAATGTAAACGAAGAGACAAGCGTGTGTTATGACAACGTTCTCTCACTATGTAACTGAGATAAAAGTAACAGATAGTTACGCAGATCTTATCGATCAGTTAGTAGATAGAAGAAATGAACTTGGTTATTCACAGGAAAAGTTAGCTGATCTTGTGGGGTGTGCTTCGTCTTTGATTCATAAATGGGAGCAGTACAAACGTGTGCCATCTGGTTTCATGTTAACGTGCTGGTTAGATGCACTTGGCTGTAAGATCGAAGTCCGCGCGAAAGATTCTGAATAAAACTCACCACGAATGTGATGCGTGTGGTAACAGAGTAGAATATTTTGTACAAATTTTAGCGTCAATAAAGAAAGCAACTTATCATACCATATGTATAAGTTGTTATGAGGATGACAGATGGCAAACAAAAATAAGTCGAAAGGCAGTTACCATGAGAGAAAAATTACCCAGTGGCTCAACGACCAAGGCATCCAAGCAAAAAGAGTCCCCCTCTCAGGATCGCTCGGAGGAGAATGGTCAGGAGACATCCACCTCACACTGGACGGACGACATCTGGTAGGTGAAGTTAAGTACAGAGACAAGTCAGGATTTCCAAGTCCATTCACGGTCTTGGATAACAGAGACATTGCGTTCTACAAAAGGCGCAGTGGCAAACCGCAAACGATAGTCATCATACCTGATGAATTGTTTGCACAACTATTAGGAGAGAGTAATGCAAGAGTTCGCAAATCAAAGTCAGATGATCAAGAAGTTTCTTGAAGAAGGTAATACTATTAGTGGTATGGTAGCGCTCGATAAGTTTGGGTGCTGGTCTTTGCCAAGAAGAATCTGTGATATAAAAGAAACTGGTTTCCCAATCGAAAGCCAGTGGGTCAAGACAGATTCAGGTAAACGCATCAAAGAATATTGGATGGGTAAGGATCAACAAGAATTATCTTTTTGAAAAAAACCCCTAGGTGTGATAGCCTAGGGGTCAGTGTCGATATGTAACCAGCCAAAATCTGGAAACAGGAGGAGTATAACTATGCAAAAACCACATGAGTTATAATGGTATTCTACTTGATGAAGTTATGTCTTGGCAAGTACCAAATGCTCAGATCAAAATAATTTTACTGATCTTAGCTGATCATACGGACTCATACGGTGTCTGTTACCCAAGCATCGAACGGATGACTAAGCTTTCCTGCATGAGCAGGTCATCTGTCATTCGATCTATCAACTGGTTGGTAGAAAATCAAATCATAATCAGGCACAGTGGCGGCAAGGGAAGGTCATCACTGTATCAATTCTCAATAGTAAAGGAGACTGAAATGAAGAAGACTAGTGTCACACAGACACACAAAGGTAATAAGGTTATAGATATAGTAGATTATATACATCCTTCGGGTGTCTCAGAGACACTACCCTTTGATGAGTTTTGGGAATTGTACCCAAGAAAAGTTAGCAAAGGTCATGCTCGCCTGGCATTTAAGAAAGCTTGTGAGAAAGAAGAGGCGTCTGTAATACTGGTTGCTCTTCATAAATTTATCAAAGTCATGGAGCATAAAGAAAAACAATTCATTCCTCACCCCACCACATGGTTGAATGGTGAGCGGTGGGATGATGAGATCGAGGACGTTGCTCCGAAAGAAGGTACAAATACAGATCGTCTTAAGAATATTCTTCAATGGAAACCAGAAGCAATCGAGGATAAGAAATGAAATACGAAGAACGCACACGCAAACTTGGATCTTGGTTAGTCAAGATACTTAAAAGATATTCTCCACCTGCAACGATGGATGATGAAACACTGCGTGAAGAAATGGATTTGATTGTCAAAGACATCAATAAAAATATCCCATCACAGTTTGAAGATGTAGACTTCGATCAAACCTTGGGAAAGATAGACGGTCACGTTCGCGCCATACAGAGCGGACGGACGTGGCCGACTATCAAGACTTTCATAACAGCAACCAAGGAAGCAGTGAACGAATACTCCAGAGCTATTACAGTTCCGAAGGTAACATCGACTACGACAAATGATCGAAGCTCAAGCATTCTAATTAATAGAATTATTAATGGTGATGAGATACCAGATTATCTTTTGAACATCGACTCACCATATCGACAACAACTTATATCAACTGGTTTATTATTTGATAAAGATTTTGAAAAATACCTTGCACCTATAAACAGATAATGATAAGTAAACTTAGGAGGATTTACTATGCAAAGACAAGGGTTTATTGGTGGCAGTGATGCAACTACCATCATGCAATTCAAGTGGTACGATTTATGGTTGGTGAAAACTGGCAGGGCAGAATCAGAAGATCTGTCCGACAACATAGCTGTGCAACTTGGATCTTATACAGAAACTTTTAATCTGGATTGGTTTCAAAAAACTACTGGATGTCATGTAATAAAACAACAGAAACAATTCAAAAAGACTGTTGGTATTGTGCCGTTAGTTGGTACTGTTGATGGTGTAGTTATGGATTCTAAAAGTTTTCCAAAAGCTTCAGCTATTGTTGAAGCCAAACACACTAATCCTTTCAATGATATGAATGACATGATCGAAAGATATATGCCACAGATCCAATTATACTGTCATATATCTGGTGCTGAAGGATGCCATCTGTCTGTAATATTTGGTAACAGTAAGTGGCAAAGTGCATTCGTGCATTACGATGAAGACTACTTCAATAAGATGATGGTCTTTATCAATGACTTTTGGTGGCACGTTATCAATGACAAAGAACCTGTTGGTATAGATACGCCAGAAGATATCAGTATCAATCACATACCTGTTGATAACATGGTTGTTCGAGACGCTAGTATGGACAATGCATTTGTTGATGCATCGATCACATACATCAATGGCCTTGAGCAAAACAAAGTATTTGAGAACGCCAAGAAGGATCTCAAAAATATGGTAGGTAGTAATGAACGTGAAGTGTTTTGTGATTACCTAACAATCAGACGCGATAAACGCGGTTCACTCAGAATTTCAAAGAGGAGTAAGAAAGATGAGTAATATGAAAATATGGGACAAGCTTGCCCCGACTGATCCAAAGTATCTAAAGCCAGTATCATTTGGTTCCAGATCTTTTTCAGCTATTGATCCACAGTATCAAGTTATGAAGATGACTGAACAGTTTGGGCCAGTTGGTTGTGGCTGGGGATGGGATAATGTTACTGAGGTTGTTCACTTTAGTAATGGTGACAGTGCTGTGATGGCTCATGTTACTGTATGGCATACAGATAACCACCATAGGTTTGGGCCATTCACTGGCTGCCGAAAGTTCTTCAATGCTACCAATGGTCGGACTGCTGAAGATGCACCGAAGATGGCTATCACTGATGGACTAACAAAAGCAATCTCACATATTGGTTGTGATGCTGATGTCTTCCTTGGTAAGATGGACGGCAATAAGTATACAGCAAAGAACAACGATGATTTCTAATTCTTGGGGAGAGGTAGTTACAGCACCTATATAACCTTACCGAGGGGGAGGTTCCCTAAGAACCCCTCACCAATCTTAACAAAAGGAGCCAGAAGCATGGCAGAATATGACAATACAAATTCGGGTGCAGTATTTAAACCATTCGAAACTATGAAGATGATACTTCAAGGCAAAGTAAATCTTGAGGGCAACGAAAGAAAGATTGTTCTTGTTGCTGATAAAACTAAACAAGATAAAAAAATTATTGAGGTGTATCAAAAGGTAGCCGTCCTGTTCGAGGATGACAAAGGTGATAATGAACAACGACCTGATTACTCAGGGCCAGTTGAGGATTATGCTACAGACAAAAATATGCGTATTGCTGCTTGGAAAAGAGTAAAAGGTGATAACAAGTACATGAGCCTTTCTATCAGTGAAAAGCAAAGTAAAGGAGGCAATGGACTCGATGACGAAATACCATTTTGAATCATGGTATGGGTTACGAGACAGACAGAAAAAGGAAAGGCTTGACCAAGTTCAGGCCTTTGCTACTTCTGGGTCAACTCAAACCAAAGCCGCAAAGGAACTGGGTGTTTCTCTGCAAACCTTAAATAGATTTATACAACTCAATTCGATTAGCTGGCCTGTCAAAGAGCAGGGTAGAAGATCCTAATGGATTTTTTCACAGCACTAGTTTTAGTTTATCAGCTTAGAAATACTGAGACTGAGTTCATGATATGGTTTGAAAACTATGAAACCTGTTATGAAGCACAGTATGTAGCTGATGATCTATATCATTTAGCGCAGGGCGTTCAGATGTTCTGCCTAGAAAGTGACATAGTGTCAGCAAGTGTCAGACCAAAAAGGAGACCAGAATGAAAAAAGTACAACTTACTAAAGAAGAAATAGAAATAATTCTTCATGCAATAGAGGCTTGGGCAATGACAAATCATGGAGAATATTCTAAAAAAGAATTAAGATCTATGGATTCAGCACAGAAAGTATTACTAGGTGTTCTAAACGCTTAACTCAAAATGAGGTGCATCGATAAACGGACGTCTACCTTGAGACCTACGGAGATCGATGTACTCATTCATAGCATCAGC